AAATGATTTAGGTTATTATGATCCTAATACAAATAGTATAGTCCTTGTAGATGAAGTAATACATAATCCTAATTTTACTGACTATAATACCTTTGCTTTGACTATAATGCACGAATTTGTTCATGCATTTACTGATAAAGCATTGCTTGAAGCAAGTACTCCAGAGCAAATAGCATTTGCAAAACAGATGAAAAAGCTCTATGATTTGGCCAAAAAGCATACGACTAAGCCAGATTTATATGGTTATACTAATGAGCGAGAGTTCACAGCAAGTGTAATGGAGGATGCCGAATTGCAAGAAGACTTGAAATCTCTTCGATATAATTGGTGGACTAGGTTTATAAATGCAGTTAAAGAACTTCTTGGCATCAAAGTAGATACTACTACTGATGAAATGCGGGAAGTAAATAGTATACTTGATAGGTCAACTAGAACAGTATTAGAATATATACCTACTCAGAGTGATTTTGATGCTAGCGGACCTGCTGCATCTAAGCGTAAGATAAGCAAAGAGGAAAAAGTCTGGAAAGAGGCGATGTATCCTATCTATGGTACTATTGATTTAAATGATAGGAAAGATGCTGTAGAGAAGTTGCGTAGTATTCAGGGAGAATTTGAATTTGTAGAGGGGAGAGGTACTGTACATAAAGAATCTAATTGGACTATGTTGGCTGTGACTAGGATCATGTCTCAGTATAATTTGGGTATAGATCAGTCTGAATTAGATAAGGATCAAAAGCTTAAAGATGCAGTAGACAGGGCTGGTGCAATTGGTAGCGTTGTTCATGGTACTATTGAAAGTATACTTGGAGGTAAAGGTAGTACAAAGAATGATCTTGGATTTGTTGCTGGACCTCAACTTAAGAAAGAATTAAGTAAGATAGTAGATAAGTTTAAGGGACAGAATGTAACTATAATTCCTGAACTCTATGTTGCAGATCCCAAGAAAGGCCTTGGCGGTAAGATTGATATGGTTATTATAGACCAAAACAATAAAGTACATCTATATGACTTTAAAACCAAGGAGAAGGGATTTAAGAACTGGACCAGGCGTTTTATTAATAAGCATGATGGTGGCCTCAAGTATTCTAGTAGACAAGCAGCAGATGCACAGCTTACTATTTATAAGAATATAATAGAAGAGACGATAGGATTGGACGTATCTAGTACCGCTGCTATACTGATTGAACCTCAAATAAAGGATAATAAAATAGTTGGTGCTAAACTTACAGAAGAAGTTAGCGATGGAGTAGATAGATTTGGTGGATTCAGTAGAGAAGGTAACAATATATACTGGAAAATGCCCAATATAGGTGCTAAAGAGGCTAAGTTTAATAGTTTCCTTAGTGGTATACCTGGACTAGAAGATCCTACTAGATCATACTATGTAGAGAGTAAGCTTAGGACATTGAGTTATCAAGCACTTGGTACATCTAAGGTAGCACAGACATTAGATAAGTTGCTGGATGGACTTAACGAGCAGATAAAATATGCAGAGAGAAGTGGTAATCAAGTTAAAATAGATAGACTTAAGAGAGCGAAAGAAGAGATTCTGACACAGAAAGATGATCTTGATTCACTTAAGAATATATTACAGTTGGCAGTAGACGATACTTACCAGATTAACCAGAGATATCTCTCTATGAAGAGGAAAGAGGCTGCTGCTACAACTAAAGAAGAGAAAGAAGCACATAGACCTACTATTGGCCAGTTGTTTGGATGGAAGAAGTCTGTTGAGGCTTGGGAAGGGCTAAGAGAATATGTAGCATATCTTCGTGACCAAGTTGAATTAATTGATCCTAAGAAACATCCTGAACAGAAAGAATTCTATGAGGGTATCTTAGCACAAGCAGAGGAAATAGTAAGGAGAGTAGATATAATTAAGGGAAGATATGTAGAAGAAGGAATGCAAAGACTTGCTGATTTCTTGGTTCCTTATTATAATAGAGTTAGAGCAGAACATAAACGATTAGCAATAAGATCATATCGTGAGCAAAAACCCAAAGGTATTACAGAAGAAGAGTATGTAAGAAAGATACTTGAGGAAGAAAAGGAAGGTATTGATATTGAAACTAGGGAGATGCTACTTCAGGAAATGAAGAAGGCTAGTGTAGATATTGGGACTTTGGGATTGTGGTTGGATAACTTACTTGATAGTAAAGATCCAATTACTGCCGCTATGGTTAAAGCTTTTGCTAGAACAGAGAATATATCTCACATGGAGTCTATCAAGACTAGAGATAGAATATTAGATGTTCTACGAAGATTTGAGAAGTCGCATGCAGATAGAGGGGGCATAGTGTCTTATCAAAAACTATATGATTTCATGCTCGAAAAAGACGAGAACGGTAACTATACAGGTAACTTTGTACAACGCTTTAACAGCTCTCTATGGAGAGAGTATGATGAAAAAGGGGAACTAATAGGCGGTTACATGAAAGTTATTGAAGATACTCGTAATATGCCTGCTGAAGAAAGAGATGCTATTCGTGCAGAATGGAAAAGTAAATACACTACATTCGATGGGGATGCATTCCAAGCCGGCAAATGGGGTTACATTGCTGAACTATTAGCAGATCCAGAGAGCGGTATTACTAAAGAGCATCTTGAATATGTTAGGGAAGCAGAAGCTGAGTCTAAGAAAGCTTATTTTGATCAAGACTATGAAGCAGAAAGTCTACAAGACTATGCTAATAGTGGCTTGATACCCCAAGAATTAGTAGATGGCATTAATGGTTGGATATGGGAACATGCTTGGGATTATCGTGAGATTAAAGACGAGTATAAAGATAAGTATGAGAATAAAGATTATGCTAAATTACAAGAACGTGGTGGAGTAGATCTTGAGTTCTATAACCTTATGATGGATCTTGTTAAGGAGGCAGATAAGAATGTACCGTATTCAAGTAGGCTAGGCGGTAGACTTCCTGGAGTACGTAAGCGTACCTCAGAGATGATCAAAGACAATATGGGCATTGTAGCTACTGTTAAAGAAACTATACGTAGCGAGTGGGCCATTACACCAGATGATACTGAACGAGATAACTTCGAGCAAAGTGGAGAAGAAAAGGCATTTCTACCTATTCACTATACTGGCAGAATAGATCCTAAGTTACAGTCTTATGATGTACCTACTATTGTATTTAAGTTCTGGCAATCAGCTAATGATTTTCACCATAAGAAAGAGATACTTCCAGAGATGGAATTGGCTAAACACCTTATTCAAACTAGGAAAGTAGCTCCAATTAAAGGTATTAAATGGGCTTTCAATAAGTTTAATAGTAGGGAGGAAGTCAAGGCTAATAATAATAACTTAGCCAAACAGGTAGAGGAGTGGTTCCAGACAGTAGTATATGGTAGACCCAAGAAAGATCAAGGTAAGATATTGTGGGGTACTGTTGATATAGCTAAACTAGCAGATAATATGAGTAAGTATACCTCACTTAATCTGTTAGGACTTAACTTTATTCAGGGTACAGCTAACGCTGGACTTGGAGAAGCATTGCAAATAGCTGAAAATATAGCAGGTGAATATATGAGCAAATCTGCTTATCGCAAAGGAACTCAATTCTATATTGCGAATCTACCTGGTGTTATGGGAGATGTCGGTAGTCGTAGTGCTAAAAATGTGGTCACTAGACTCATGGAGCAGTTCGATATACTTGACGAATGGGAAGGTACTAACTTTAGCCAAAGACAAAAGTATCGTCAAGCAATGACTACTAATACTTTGTTCTTTACTACTCATGCTGGAGAACATGAAATGCAAGGCCGCTTCTTACTGTCTATGTTAGCAGATAAGAGGGCCATAGATGATAATGGGAATGATATTGGTAGTATGTTACAGATGTACAAAACCAATAAGGAAACTGGTAGACTAGAATTAGACAAGAGAGTTAATCTTGAAAAGTCCGAGTGGACAGAGGATGACCAGTTCGATTTCCAATATAAAGTTCGTGGTATACTGAGTAGGCTACACGGTGAATACTCTGATTTAGGTCGAGTAGCAATACAGCGTGGAGCACTTGGTCGCATGGCATTTATGTTCCGTAAGTTTATTGTACCAGGATTCAAGCGTAGATGGGCCTCAGAGGCTTATATAGAGCGTTTAGATGACTTTGTGGAAGGTAACTATGTTTCTATGGGTAAGTTCCTATATGGGATGATTAGGGACGAAAATGAGTTTAAATTCCAGATTGCTGGTAGTTGGAATAAACTAACAGATCACCAGAAGGCAAATGTCAGACGTACTATTACTGAAGTATCGTTCTTGACTATGGCAATTATCATGGCTAACTTTGCAGTAGGCAAACTGAAAGAAGACGATGATGAGAACGAAAGACTATGGTCATTCATAGCTTATCAAGCTTTGAGACTAAAGGCAGAACTATTGTTCTTTACTAAACCTGATGAAACAATGTCGATATTACGTTCTCCAATGGCATCAATGTCAGTAATCGAGAATTTAATTAGACTAAGTGGTCAGATTTTCCATCCTGGAGAATTGTATGAACGTGGACCTTGGAAAGGTAAACCTAAGATCTATAAGACACTAATGAACATGACTCCTGGTTATAGGCAGTTCTACAGGATACGAGATCTCGATGAGCAATTGTCTTGGTTTTCGTCCAGGATCTAAATATATACGGAGCCTAGGTCACAGACTTATTTCCGCAGGCGAGAGTGGTTAATTCCATTCTCGCTTTTTTATTTCTATAAAGTCATCCCAGTATCTACCCATTGAGTCGTCGTCGTTGGGTATTCACTTTGTCTAATTGTTGTACACGTATTGGTTATCGTATATCTATATTCTACAGGATATGGATCAACTTCAGTATTAGCACCAGACCATGCCTGGTCTAGCTTAATAGTGAATGTCTCCCCGGTAATACCCGGAAGATCTTTTTTTTTAATTTTACTCTTTACTTTCTTAAAAAAGCCAGAGACCTTTTTTATAAGGCCCCTGGTTTTCTTTCTTAACAAAATACCTAGATTATGGAGTCTAGATTTCTTTTTTGGTGTTACAGGTTCAACTGGTTTTGGTGCACAGTATTTTTCTAATTCATCTAAATATGCTTCAAAAGAATAACTGTACATTTCATCTGCTCTATATTCAGCTTCTTCCCAGCATTGATCACAATAATCTTCTTCATCATAATAATCATCTGGTTCCCAGTGACCTTGTAGATCTTCATAGATATCATCTATATCTATTTCTACTGGCTCTACTCTTACTAAGTTTTTAGATTCTAATTCAATGATCTTACAGATAGATCCTGCAGGTAGATAAAGACCATCGCTTTCTAAATACTCAGTACATATAACAAGCTCCCCTACTTCATAAGTATGGGGAGTCTCGTTATGTATAAGTAATAATGATTCACTCATTATTTACCAAGCCTTTTGAATCTACGATTAAATGCCCAAGAATTAAACGTTTCCTTTATTTTGGAAAGCAGATCATTCTTAGGAGTAGACAGAAGTTTAATCCTATCTTCAAGAAGTTTTACTCGCTCTTCATTGGCTTCAATGATCAAATCACGTTCTGCCAACAAGTTGTTCTTCTCATCATACATAAGATTATTCTCATGATTCAGAGTTTGAATTTGTAGACTAAGCCTATCAATTTCACTAAGATTATCTCGTTCTGCTTTCTTAACTGCAAGTTCGATTTTACCTTTAACATCTTCTTGAACCCTAGCTACTTCGTCTACTCTACGCTTTTCGATAGCTTTAACTTTCTCTTTCTGATTTTCTAGATTAAGTTCTGCTGTTTCTACCTTCTTATTAGCTTCTTCAACATCTTTCAATGCTTGCGCCTTAACAGCAGCATCAGCTAACTTATTAACGTCTTGCTCAGGAAAAGTAATACATTGAATAGCAGAAGGATCTTCTACCCATCCTTTCCAATCATTCCATACTTTATTTCCTTTATTTTCTACAACTACATTGATGACCTTTTCAGATCTATCAAGCATATTGTTCAGTTCTCTTACTTCTCCTTCTAATTCACCGATTCTTTTTTGAGCTTCTGCATACTCAACCATACTTGTCCCGATAACATCTACTGAACGATCAGTAAGAACAGTTCCTTCTTGCTTAATTACTGGTACCATATTTGTTGTATTTTCCATGTGTGTAACTTTTTGTTTAATTATTATCTGGTGTGTTTATTTTCTAATTGCAAATGCTTTAAAATCAATGTTATTTAATACTTGTTGTTTAAGTTCTTCGATTGTACCGCATTCTAATACAGCAAGTACTGCTTGAAATTCTTCCCAAAGATTATGTGGCATCCAATCGTGACTATACATATTCATTTTTTGCCTAGCATAATCTTTTTGAATATTTTCTATTCTTTGGTCAATAGATTTTTCTAAAGTATCATACAATAGTTCTTTCCAATTTTCTTCAGTAAAAATATCATCTGTATATTTTATATAAAAAGGAGCAGTGTGCAGTATTCCAGTACTGTATATACATGCTCTAACAAAATAATTAAACTCATCGTCAGATTTTCCTCTATAAAGATAATCTATCATAGAATCAACTGCAGCAACAACATCGTCAAGCAAAGTTTCATCTAAGCTATCCATAAAATCATGATATTCCTTAGAAGACAAAGCATCTTGCATATGCTTAGCAAATTCTTTGGAGTTTTCAATTTCTTTTACTGCACTATCAAATTGCTCTCTAACAAAGTTTCTTAAAGCAGGTTCAACTAATTCAAGTTTGTTCTTACCTACGTAATGTTTTTGTGTCATATGTGGTATATTATAAATATTTGTTAATAAAAAAGGGGCCGAAGCCCCTTATATATTATAGAAGTAGAAATTCATCAACGAATAGATTAGGTGCGGGCCAGCTCTCTCCGTTAGTGTCTTTCAATTCATCTATAATGTCCTTATTTAAATGTGGTGTAAATTCATTTACCTTTTCAGAATCATTATATAGTATGGCATGGAGCAAAGAACCTTTTTCTTCTTTCCAGAAGTCTAGAATATTCTCTTTAGTTGCTTCATTAAACTTACTATATGATCCCTTTAAGAAATGCTCGTATTGAAATTTATCAAGCTCATCTGTAAATATATACTCTACTAGATTAGCTGATTTACCTTTAACTTCTCCTCGAGCTGGAATATTACTTATAAAATCTTCGATAACATCATCGCTAGTTTTATCGTCATCAAACTCTAATACTAGAGAATGATCTATGCTATCTTCATCTAACAAACCTATATAAGCTTGTTTAAAATAATTTGAAAATATTTCGTCATGTGTGGAATCTGGAAACATTATAGGCAGTAAGAAAACAGTAGTCTTATTTGTGTCTAATACTAATGGATTCATACTTACTTTTTATTAATTTAACTGTTTCTTCTACTTGTTTCTTATTCCTCGGCATGTACAGATCATATTTAAGATTTCGTTCTGTTAGGAACCTCTTAAATAATTTCCATCTTATTGGAAAAGTATCTGTCATCATACCTTTGCATTCAATAATCCACTTTCCACCTGGATCAACAAAGTCAGGCTTATATGTAATTGGTCTTACAAATGGATTTGCTTTTTTAAATACTCGTTCGCCTTTAGTCTTACCTAATTCCCAAGAATCTTGGGGAAAAGAAAAGGCGTCAACTAGGATAAAACTATCCTGTTCATATCTAAAAGGAATCCCATTGGATTTCAACTGCTCATAGCAATATGATTCCAACTTACTTTTAAATAGTATCCCGTCGACTATATTAGGTGTGGCATTTCTTACCTTACCCTTTTTGGCCTTCGGTTTACTTCGTCTTCTTTGAATGGGCATATTTCAGATACTTTATTCTTGACCTTCATGCGACTGGCCATTGAGTCTGAATTGCCTATGCATTTCATTGCTGCCCTGCAAATATAATTTACTGACAGATCATCTCTGCCTGGGGTTTTTACCCTAGCAAAGTTTGGACATTCATCGCATGAATGCACTTGTTTAACTACTTTAACTATCATGTAATAATTCTTTAATTAGTTTATTAGTCTGATCTTTGCCAAATTCTTTAATGTGGTCGCTTATATCTTTAACACCATATATATCTAAGTAATGCTTAGGTATAAAAGTATATGGTATATCATACTCTTCTTGCATCTTCTGGCAACCCTTTAATCCACCGTCGTCATAATCATACAACATAATAAGCCGTTTAAAGCGGTTTTTAGCCTCATCTACGGCATTTCTCGGTAATAGGGTATTCTCACCCATCGGGGCAATAGCGGGTATGTTAAATAAGCTTAAAACCATTACATCTTTGAGACTCTTGGTAATCACCAATAAGTCCCCAGATTCAGGTAATTGTTCCCATCCTTGTATATCATACTGACCACAGCCATTACGCCACTTGTCCTTCTTGAACTCAGCATATGGTCTATATACTTTGAATGAATTAAATACTTTATAAGCATACATAGGACTTTCGTCCGTGTAGGTAAACTTGCCAGTAAACTCATTTACCCAAAATTTCTGTATTGGAAATACATTAAAGTGTTTTAAGGTGTCTCTATCTATATAGTACTGTCCCCAGTACTCGTCATCTGTTTTCGTAAAGTTCTTACGCTTAACAGATACGATGGTTTTCTTGTTCTTGTAGTAGTCACGAATCTTAATTCCATGATCACTAACGACATTATGGGTCACAACTTCATCCCATATCTTTTGCAAAGATTGCTTATATGTGAGATTGAATAAGATAGAGACAAACTTAAAACAGTTTCCTACATCTCCAGTAGCTTGATCCTTAAATAGTAAGGAACCAGTTCTACTAGATTTGAAAATACCGAAAGAAGGATGAAGATCATTTCTGAAAGGGGAAGACATAATCCTCCCTATTTCAAACTTCTTTGGCATGTAGAAAGAGTATATATCATACTCAGTTGTTCGCTTGAGTATTTCCTCTTCAGTAATTCTTTCTACTATGTGATCGGTATTAATTTTCATATATAAAAAGGATAGGCAAAAGGCCCTTCAAGTATCTGCACATTTCTTGAGGTTTAAGCTATGGCTGCAGACTCGCACCTTAAGTTACTATCCTGTCAGTTATTTAGAATGGAAGATCATTTGTTCCTTCTTGTTTAGGAGCAAATGGATCTATTGCTTTTTGTATTGTAGGATCTACTTGTGGTGTGTCCTCAAGGGGATTTGAAACCAATACCTCAGTATCAGGTTCGTCCTTTTCCATTTTGTCAATCGACTGGATCAATAGTCCAGATTTCTCAACGTCCATTCTTTCTATAAACGGAGTATAGTTAGGTAAGGTTACATAATTCTGGTTATCATAAGTAGCCTTAATTCTTACTTTTACTCCTGCTTTAACTGCATCTAATTTAGCCTTAACTGTACTAGCATATTTAATCCATTGCTCAGTATCATACTCAATTTTAGTATGTTCCTCTGCCATGAATTTAGTCATAATATGTTTAATACGCTTAGTTTGGTTTCTTACTTTCTTTATAAATACATCATCTTCTGCACCAGTTGGTTGCCATTCTGTCTTAGTCAAGACACGACCTTCCGGATCAGTAAATGTGAATGCTATAAAATTGTTGCCTTTCGGCGATGTGTCAACTTTTACTTCAGTCAGTTCCATGTTGTCATGAATACCGACATCAACATAATTAACAGCTCTTTCTTCTGATTGTATACTTTCGTCAACTAAAAATTTCATATGTCTCTTTTTTTAACCATTCGACAATTTTGTCCTTATCCGATCAAGGAAGATTGCTACATCATTTTCTGTACTTTCTTCATTGTCTTCTAAGAACATGGGCGGAGTTTTCGCAGATGTCTTTCCATCTGAATTAAAGACTAACTTATACTTTGCCTTATTTGTCATTGGATCTCGGAGAACCTCTGCAAATAGGACAATGGTAAAGTCTTTCTCAATTCCTGCTTTATTCCACTCATTTCCTTTGACTGCTATTCTTCTTTCTTCGATACCAAGTTCAGTCTCAACATTAGCAGAATGAGCAGTCATGATAATATCCTTATTATATTTCTTTACGATATACATAAGTTTACCAATCTCCTCATTATACATATTCCAAATGTCAAAGCCTTTCTTGGTTTCTCTTGCTGTTTTTAATAGAGAGTCTACATATGCGGAAAAACTATCTAATACTACTTCCGTAATACTATCGTCCTTTGCATATTCGATAAGTTTCTGATAACATTCTTGCCAATTGTTTGGTACGAAATAGTGTTTGAATTTGTTTTCAAACGGAAGCGGTTTTCCCTCCATATTTATAAAAGCGCATGTTTCAGGTTTCATATTTCTGAAACACATGGTTTTACCTTTACCTGATTGCCCTACTATGGCAATTTGATATGGAATTCTTTTTGTCATAAACCGCTTATTTGTTAAATTAAAAAAGTAGGGGTGCCAGCTCTATATTTGCCAGTTTGTCTGAAGCTTCCCTGACAGGTCACCTTTACCTTTGGAGAGTAATGATGATAGAGCTAGTCCCACTAATTACTGACACCCTACTGGGTTATATTATTGAACGGAAAGCTTGCCGTTACCATTAGAGTCACGATCAATCCAGTACACATTACCGTCAATTTTCACGTACTCTTCCCCGTCAGCATTGAGCCAGATGTCAAAAACATCCCACCCAACTTTAACGAAGGTATGATAAACTTTAGCTTCCTCGAGGTTGTCGTCTTTACTAACATAAATCTTCCGACTACTTGACGAAGACCGTTTCTTGGGTTGCTGCTTAACAACAAAAATGTTGTCATAGTCTACATCGTTATGAATAACATACGTAGCCTTGCAGCACAATTCACGTTCTTCTTCGGGATAATAATTTGCTTCGACATATTCGTCTAACAAATCCATTGCTTCATCCCAATCTTCATCAAGTTTTACAACGGGAGTCCGACGATGAATGGAAAATTCTTCCCACTGATCTTCAGAAACAACACGGAAATCATATTTTTTGGAGAATCCAAAGATAATATAATCTCCCTTTTTTGCCGCGGATAGACGCTTTTTGGTTACCACACGGTTAGCTTGCTTCAGAAACGGCATTTCCTCTTCCAGAATAACCTGAAGGCTATCCAGAGCAGGCTTATGTCGCCCGTATTCGTCAACAAGGATTGCAAATTTTTGCTTTTTCGATTTATATACCATAATCTCTTTGATTAAAGTTCATTAATTGAAATCTCTTCGATTGAATTATACTTAAGATTATTTTTAAATATAAGGATGGCTGCTTCGCCATCTCTATTCTTTCAGTTTTGTTATCGTAGCTTTTTTAATTACTACTTCTACATATTACTATGTAGCTCAGACTATATCATCAACCTTTTTCTTTAGCGCCTTATCAAATTCTTCTAATGCTTTCATATTTAAAGCATAAAAAGTATCTGATATTTTGTAAGGAAAAATAGGTTGTCCCGCGCTCTTGGGAGAATTATTGTCTGCTTGAGACTCACTCCTAGTCGTTGAACCTTCAAGACTATCACTAGTCAAGCTTGGCTGCTGATTGCCCTCTTCAGGGGTTTCCAGACAATTCACGGAATTATTCGATGTTGATTGCTCAACAAAGTCCCAACTATAACCTCCTGCTGTTTTAATTGCTCCATGTAGAGCCTTAGATATATTGGTCCTATCTATTTCTAGAACCAGGGATGCCTCTTTTATAGAATCAAAGTTTAATCTTTCATTACTATTAGTTGCTACGACAGCTTTCATATTCTTTTTTGCAATCTTTTCATAATCTAAATGAGGAGGTTTAATTCCTTTTTTAGATTCGGAAAATCTTTTTTTAGATTCATCGGACCATTTTATTCCTAAATTAGTCTCACAATTTTCTCTTGTATTATAGCCGAAGTTATTATCAAGAGCATTGTATTGTGATATAAAAGAGGATTCTATTGTTTCTCTATCTAATAAATCCTCTTCATCTAAAAATCTTAATACTTCAAAGTTAAAATTTTCTTCTCCGTATATATTCCAAGATGCTTGTAAATGAGAGTTGAAATGTCTATTATTTCGTAACATCCAATAATGCTGTGCTTTTCTTCTATAATGTCCACTTGCAAATCCTATATATACTTTTCTATTCAAAATATTTTGAAGTTTGTATATACAGGGTTTACCGTTTCTTTTTATATCTAAATCTTTATATTTTTTCATAATTTTACGTATATATTTACTTATACGTAAAAGATCACAAAAGGTTCATTAATCTTTAGGACGTGTAGATATACCCGATCCTTTGTTTTAAGTCCGCTCGGACCATATTCCTCTTCGGGTATACCTAATGTTTCGGGGCGGTGGATTACCATTACGTAATCCGAGGCATGAAAGAGACTATCACTAGCCATAATATCTGACCGCTTTGGATAGTGCAAAACAGGATTTGATATTCTTTCAGGACTCTCGATATTCCTATTGAGCTGACTCAACTGAATAATCGAAACACGACCCCACTTCTTAACTTCCATAAATAACTTCTGCAAATCTGCCAAGACTTCCCTTTCGGTTTGTCCATTCTTTCCCCTCACAAGTAAGCTATGATCAAGTATGATCACAAGCCACTTTCCTTTTGCAATAGTCATTCTGAAGTGTTCTATAGTGCTTTTGACTTGTTCCACGGTACCGGGGCTATCCACATAGTAGATAGGGTACTGTCGAATGGTATCACTATATCTTTGTAGAGAGTTGAAATCATCGTCCGATAGCTTCTGACTATCGGGGTCTCCGCTATATAATTCCGTAGTTGTTTTTCGTGCTTTATAAGATAACTTTCTCCCGATAGAGCGATATCCAAGCATTTCAAAACTGAAATTAAGGACGACAATTTCTTGATCAGTATTAAGATCAATAAGATTAGTCTCTAAAGTATTTGCAAATGCACTCTTCCCAGCAGAACTGGCCCCAGCTATAGTCATTATAATGCCGGGAAGAGTGCATTTGC